TGTTTTTAAAAAAAATGATTGAAAATTATTTTTCAAATGAAAAATTTATTTATTATTTTGGAAATTTTTTACCACGAACTAAGGATGGAAGAATCAAGGCTATAAGGGGAAACACTTTAAATATTATAAATCATTATGATAAGGTGAAGGCGGGGGAATCAATCAGAGTGTACGGTATGGATTCTTCACTTACGGCAATTCACTGTGATCGATATATTGTCGATGATGCCTGCGACGAAGGTGATAAATTTAGTCCTACTGTGCGTGATAATAGAATAACAACATTTCAACAAGACTTATCCATACTCGATCCTGGGGGCAAACTAATTGTAGTAGGTACACCCAAGCATATAGCAGACTTATACGGGTACATAATTAATGTTGTCAATCCACATTTACGTGATGAGTATAAGTATTTAGTTAGGGTGGACTCACCTTATAACATAGACGGTTCATTAAGATATCCTACTGTATTAAGTCATAACGAACTGGAAAATAAAAAAATAGAAATGGGATTAAAAATGTTTTCCCACGAAATCCTTTGTCATCCGCTTGCTGATGACGATGTTCTATTCAAATTAGACCAGTTTAAAACATTCAATCGATATGAGTTAATAGATAGTGTGGCAAAGGAAATTAAAGAAATAAGGGATAAAAATAATATTTCAACCCGTCACGTTGTCGGTAAATCCAATTTAATAGGTTGGTCTTTGAATTGTTATATCGACCCAAGCTTGAGTGGAAAAGGGGACTATACAGCTTTATCCTTGGGGTTAAATAAAAGAGATGAAAAACCCATTTATTTATTGGAAGCTCTGTTATTACCAAGCTCACAAGGGTTAGTAAATGAAATATTAAAATTACATACAAAATATATTGAATTGTTGGGAATAGGTATAAGCTTAGTTTATATCGAAAGGAATAACTTTCAGGAATTTTTGAGAAGACAGGTGCGGGATGCCATCTTAAATAAAGACATGCCTATTCAAGTCATCGGTGTTTTGAATACAAAAAATAAATATGCACGAATAAATATTGCTCAAATATTTGTTGAAAATGGCACAATTCATATTGACGATAATTGGAATAAATATTATTATAATTATATGCGTCAGCTATTAAACTACCCTACCGATGCCCACGATGACGCTCCTGACAGTCTAAGTGGTTTAATAGACATGACAACTGGCAAGGTGAGTAATATAATTAAATCATTAGGATAACTAATTATGAACTACAACCCATCTTTAAGCGTACCTGAACTCGGTATTGAGAACATAGACCATTACTATCGCTACCACTTTTTGGAGAACGTCGAATTGTGGAAGTTCTATCTGGACAGCTATACAGGCGGTCAAGCATATAAAGATGGGGGTTATTTATTTAAACATACCGACAACGAAAGTGAGAGTGAGTTTAATAGACGTCGTGATTTAACTATATTTAATAATCTATGTAAAAAGGTAGTTAACCATTACAGCAACATCATATTCTCAAATAAGCCTGCCAGAACAGTTCTTAATAATAACATAATCCAATTCAAAGACTGGCAGAACAGAGTGGTCGACATAGATACATTCTTTAAGTATGTGTTTATTTATGAGCTTGTTTTTGGTGAGATTTATGTTTTAATAGACCATCCGATAGTTGAAAACATAGGGTCAATAAGTAATTTGGAAAGAGAAAGGAATAAGATATATTTCACAGCTCAGGTTTTGTTTCCTTTTTTTGTCAGGAATACGCATTATGATAACAATGGCGAAATATCGGAAATCCTTATTGAGAGTAACAATCAGTATAAACTATGGACTAATTCAACAGTGTACATATGGGAAAAGAGATATAGTGAAGGTAGTCAATTTCAATTAAATTATGTAGATGCTGTTCCACACGACTATAGGATAGTACCAGCAATACGGTATGCTATTGACCTAAACCAAGACGGTGTTGGGGATAGCATCCTAAGTGACATAGCACCAATAAATAAAGTGATATACAACTTAGATTCAATACCAACTTACGATTTACTTACTAATGCAAACAATAAATGGACAATACCAATGAACTTTGAACTTGCCCAGAGCTATGAGGCATGGGGAATGATGAAGGATGGGAAAATAATATTAGATAGTGTAAAGTATATATTACATGACCCACAGGGTATTCCACAAGCTTTATTAAAAGAATTAGGATACCATACACAAATAAAAGACTGGAGGACTACACTCATTGAGGATGTCGAAAAGTCAACAGCTCAAAAACTTACTCAGTTGTATAATCAAAGTGGTATTGCAATGGCTTACTCACAGGAGAACTCAAACATAGCATTACAGTTATTAGCATCGATAGCTGAAACAAACGAAAAACAATTTTGGGTTAAGTTTTCGGAAGTTATCGGTAATCCTATACCTTACCAAAATGTAGATGTAACTTATAATAAAACTTTCGATTTAATTGACAGAGACCAAGAACTCACCAATCTTATAGCTATAAAGGATACTACAACATTACCAATAATGAAAAATACTATAGATGAAATAATTTTAAACAAATTTATTAAAAATGAGATCACAGAGGAAAGGTATAATGAGATTATGGAAGAGATTAAAAAGGGATTATACAATGACACCGAAAGTGATGTATCTGAAAATTATTTAGAAAAACCTGTTGACGATACAGAACTTAGTGTTAATATTGAAAGTGAAAATGAACTGGGTAAATTAAATGCAAAGGTATAGCACTCAATATTTAGGATTAGTAAGGGATTCCAGTGTAGTGCAATGGGATGTCAATAAAGGCGGAGGTAGTGAAATATTGCCAGTATCTGACCCCACAGCTTTACATAGTGAGCTAATTAGTAAATATGCTGATCAAAATAGATACATTACCCAAGAGGCTGTAATCCTTACGTACCTTACTTATGATGAAACATACACACCGATTTCAGGTGATTATATCCATGACGATTTTAAATGGATAGGAATCGTAAAACCCTTAGCAAGCCAAGTATGGGAAGTATATAAAAACCCCACCAGTCAATTGGTAATTGAAACTGACAAGGCTAACTTATTAACTGCACTTCGTACAAACTATGGTGACGGTTCATTTCGGATATTCAATGTAATTTTAGAAACAAATACACATACACTTGATGTGGTTGTATAATGCTTTTTTATTAGTATTTCTCCAATTTTTAATTATACCGACATTATGTCGGTATAATTTTTACTTCAATGGTGTAAATGTATAAATCTATGTGAAATTTCGGACTAACCTCCCACACATAGATTTATATTTGTACCTCGTTGAGGTACGCATCCGAAAAGCAGTTTATTAACAGCTGTTAATTACTTTTAATCCGCTGCAGAGCGTAAACTGATTCGTTGACTCACAACGAAAAAAGGAGCATTGTAATGGAACATATTGAAGGTGGAAACCAAAATGATAAAAAGGATATAGATACAAAGGATATAGACAAAGAGAAGCAGGACATGTTCGACTCAGGATTTAAGAAGGGGGGGAATCGAGTATACGAACATTTCAAGAATCATTTTGGTATTGAGATTAAGGATAACAAGGACTTGGAAGCCTTTGCCATACAGTACAAAGATACAGTTAATCAAATAAAGGATATTCAAAACAAGGGCAAGTCAGAGTTTGAAGTTAAATATATAGAGCTTGAACACGCTCACAAAGAGAAGACAGAATTGCTTGAAAAAGAAAGCAATATGAGAAAGTCTTACGAAGATAAATGGACACGATTATTTAAACAACAAAAGCTGAGAGAGACTTTAAGGGATAAAAAATATGGTATAATCCCTGAAAAAGAAGGCTATGCTATAGCTTGGATAAATGAAGAATTTGAACCCTATGTGGATTTGGAGAAGGAAGAGATTAAGTTTAAAAAGGGAAAATTCAAGGACATGGAAGACTTTGCTATACAATTAAAAGAGAAACAACCTGACTTATTTAGTATAGCTACAGTGTCAGGTATTCAGGGGGATGGCTATAATAAGATTATACAAAACAAAAACGGTGCGGGGACGGATGTAAACACAATAGTGAACAAGCTTATATCGGATGCAAACAGTCAATTTATTCCACAGAAAAAATAAAGAGGGGTATTAAAAATGTTAACTTTAGAACAATACTCAAATCTATATAAGCTAAAAGAACCAGACGCTGTAATGGTGTATCTCTTACAAGAGAAAAGCATCTTTATGAATCTGGTGTCGCAAAAGCCAGTATCTGAGTTGAGCTTTCCAGTAATAAGACAGGCACCTGGGTCTGGTGGGTCATATGTAGCTATCAATCAGGCAATTACAACTGAGAGTTCGCCAAAATATGCTGTCAATATTGTTTCCATGAAGAAATTTATTGATAATATGAGGGTGGATAACTCTCTTATAAAGGCTTATCCTAATATAACAGGTGAGATGTTCAAGACACAATTAGGACAGAATGGACTTGACATAACAAGAATTTTGTTAAAGCACGCCAGTAGCCAATGGACACCTGCTGTAATGCCCGATGCTCCTGATGGTCTTTACAAATTACTTGCCTATGAACATGAGCAATTGTATGGTACGCAGATTGAAGTTGCAACATCTACAAATGTCGCATTAGCATCGGATCGTGAAAGATCAGTTGCCTTTACTCCAGGATTTGAACCTAATGGTGTATTTGTGGCAGGAGGGTCTGCCACTGCAGCCACAAGATTGCAATTTACTGGTGCTTTAGATCGGTTAGTGAATGGGTTTCCTGAAAAGCCTAACTGGTTATATTGTCCAAGACAAATAATCAGTGCAATTACAGAGGCTGGTAGACAAAGCGGAACCTATGCTCCACCGACATTAACACAATGGGGAATTTGGGCTGAGACTTGGGGAGGGGTTCCACTCATTCCATGTGACATGACTCAGGACAACAGAGAGCTATTAGGATTTGATGAAACGCAAGGTGGAGATACAACTTGTGCTTCAATCATAGCTGTCAATTCAGACCAAAGTTTTGGAACTGGTTATCAAATAGGAGTTAATACAGCACCTGAAATGAAATTGATAACACAGAATATGGAGGGTTTTGATGCAAGCCTATACAGGATTATAATACATCATAACCATTTTATTGGTCATCCAAGAGCTGTAAGAAGGCTTGCTGGATTAAAGATAGGATAATTAGGAGGATTAAATAGTATGTCAACACAAAGATTACCACGTGATAGTCAATTAACTTTATTTTCTTACTTTACCACTACGGTTGTTGGGGCAGGTACTGCTTCAGGAACTGCGGTGGATGTAACTGGAACGTCGGCGTTCATACCGACTAACTCTCCAGTGTATAAATTACGGATACCTGATATTGATGTTTTATACACTATAGACGCCATTGTCAATAGTGGTGCTGAGACGTATGAATTTACATTTCAACAAGCCGATGACTCAGCATTCACCATTAATGTTGAAACACTCGGTAGAAGAACAGTACCGACAGGTATAGGTCAGAATAATAATGAGAACTTTAGGGTAGCGGCTATAACACGTCGTTTTGTAAGGGGACAGATTATTCAGACAGGAGCGGCTTCCACAATTACATTTGGAATGTCGTTTACAGGTTGTTAAATTGTAGGTAGTAGAGTAGATGAGCGACATGCATTATATATCTTTTAAATCCTTGTCAGATAGGTTAGAGGAAGATTATATTTATAATGATCTTTGGGAGAACCTTGATGACAAGGATAAACAAAGGATATATAAGTCTATACATAGGGTAGTAGACAATGATTTTAATTATGTAGGGATAGGGACTGGTAGTAGACTATTTCCCAGAGACTTTGATTTAATACTTTCCAGTCCCAACTACAATCTAAGCATTAAAAACTTTTTAAGAAAGTATAATAAATCGACTCAAACTACTTCTGAACTACAAGACAACTTAGTGAACTTAGCTAAGGATTTGCTACAACTTAGCACCTTGAGAGATGCCATTTCAATGAAAGATAAGCTGAGAGCAAGTTCAATCAGTGGAATAGGAAGTAATATCTCAATGGATACGGGTTTGCCGAAATCTAATATTTATACTAATAATTCAGTAAGTTTTATAAGAAAGTTTTGGGTTAGTACCATAGCGAGTTTTAATCAAACAAATGATAACTTCTTTGAACGCCAAAATAGTTTTAATACTATTTGAAAGGAATATAACAACGGGTGAGCATAAGGAAATAAAACGGTATAATTTAAAAGTTCACTGGAGTGAGGCTATTGATAAATATTTTATTTATAACCGACAACCAGTGCAAGATTTTCCTAAATATACATCGGTTGTTTATCTGTCAAATAGGAAAATAGGGAAGTTAATAAAAAATGATTTAACTTTATGTAAGGTTTTATTCGATGATAAAAGTTACCGCGTGGAAAGGGTAGTCGTGAACCCTATTGTTTCTCATAACACGGTGGAATTATATTTGAATGAAGGTTCATATCAATAATGACTGGTAAAGACTTAGTGGAATTAATGGTGAAAGAAGGGGAAATGCTAACTAACCTAACCAAAGTAGAACGGGTGAAAATAACCCGATTAGAACTACTTAAAATCTTAATCAGAGGACATTTTAACAAACTAAGGGAAGGCTTTTTGGAGTTCACAAAGGATAAAAAGAATTATAATAAGTTTGTAAGTGTCTATAATAAAGAGATTGATAAGTTTGAAAAAGCAGGTATGAGCATAAATAAAGTATTTAGGGAAGGTGATAAGATGGCAAGTGAAGTGTTAAAGCCTGCATTAGAAAGGATTGCCAAAATAAACACCTATCGAATGAATATGTCACAAAGCATGCTGGAAAGCAAAGTTGCCTATTATAAGGATTTAATTAAATATAAAGATAATGTTGGTTTGTTCCAACCACAAAGGATTACACTTTTAAAAAGCAGTGGGTTTAAGGATGTCAAAGGAACTAAGAAATTTATTAAGTTTACTACCTCTTTTGAAAAGGAAATAAATACAATGATCGAAAAAGAATTCCTGAAAAAAAATGTAAATGCAGGGTCATTAATACAAAGGGTTCATAAAAATATTGAGAATAAGGTTGGCAGTGATCGAATATTCTACCCCAAAAAGAAAGGGTTCGGTTCAATTAATTTACGAAACTATGCTGAAGGGTATGTTAAGGATTTACAAACAATCCAAAATAATTATGCTGTGTTGTCAGCAAGTGTTGTAAGTGGTAATGATTTAGTATTCATTGCAGGACCGCTTAAAACCGATCCTTTGTGCGGTCAATACGCAGGTAAAACCTTTTCTATAACGGGTCAAACAAGTGGTTACCAAACTCTTACCGTGTCCCCACCTTACCATAGGAATTGTCAGCATACTATAACGACTTATTATAAAGGGATTACAACGGCTAATAAACAAGGTGAAGAGCTAAGACAAAGGACTAATGAAGAAATTAGAAAAAGTTTTAAACAAATAATCAATGCTGTAAGTAAAAAGAGTATAGGTTAAATATAATGGCTAAATTAGAACTCAATGTCAGTAAGGTTTTGCAATTAGTTAATGACAAAGTAAACAATTGGAAAGGACAAATGGCTAATGAAATTGTGTCCAGAGCTAAAATGAAATCACCTGTATTTCGTAGAACATTACGTGATAATATTATTCATAAGCATAGTGGTAATATAAAACAATCTGACTATGTGATTGCAAACACAGCATACGCTCACTATCAGAATAGTACATTACTTCGACACTTAATAGACTTGAAAAGTAATTTTGCAGAGAAAGGCAGAATATTACAACAGGGAATGAAGGGATTGAAAAGGATAGGATTTAGTGGAAAAGACACGGCACAGTATAGTTATGGTTATCGATATTTAAAAGACAATACTTCCTTTGTCACAAAGCGAAAATTGGATTATTTAGGGAATGCTTTAAAAGAAGCTCTTAAAAATATTGGTTTGAAACCATTTGTTTAAAATAGGTGTTTTTGAAATAAATTGCTATTAAGTTTCGATTTTATTTTGATTTTAATATAAAATTACGATAATATGTTGGATGAGATTTTAGATGCCATTTTTAAAGCAATTAAGAATTTCCTTTTGTCAGATCAGGAATTCAAGTTTCAACCTTATAATGTCTTGTTTGAGCTTGGGTTTGATGGTAATACAACGACGATTCCAGTACAGGGAGTCAATTTATATGAAATTGCTTATGAAACATTGGAGGGACAGTACGCTGAGCGTGTAACTCTATTAATAGAATACTACGAAAGTGTTAATAGTCAACCTAATAACACACACCATCCAAGTAAGATTAAGGATAGGGCTAAAAGATTTTATAATTTTATTAATGCAAGGTATTCAAAAAGGTTTATAGATAAGGATGTTGGGAATATCGAATCTGTGAACTCTTTGGAATTCTTTGTAAATGATAAGAATTTGATGGTTGGTATAATTCAATTGTCAGTTCTGAAAAGGAATTCAGATAAGGTTGATTTTACAACTTTAAAATAACTGCTCAAAAACTGCATAAGCCTGCTTTTCAGAAATCTAATTAATAGAGGTGTTAATATGACAACACTAATACCAGGCAGGACTATGCAACAGCATAACTTGAAAGCTGGGGCAGGACTGCTATATATAAGACCAAAACTTTCAAAACCGACATTCACAGAAGTATCGAGGTTGGTTAAAACATCTTTAGGCGCCGCTGACCAATTGTCAGTAGCCACACTTAACACTGCAGGTGCAGATCCAGGGTGGGATAGAGGTCATGTTATTTGTAGTAAAAGAACTAAGGAAAAAATGTACGTTGAAAGTGCTTCTGTAACAGATGGAGCTGGAGGTTGGGATACCTCTGTTATAAGGGGAGTCGATGGTACAATACCACTTTCTCTTGGAGTCGATTATAGAATTGACACAGGCGGATTAGCCTATCGAATAGATGATGCAACACCGAGGGGAATAGATGTCATAACCTTTACGGTCGACGATGTCAGTTTAAATACGGACATCGTGCCTTCCAGAGCATATGCCTTGAGAAGAAGTAACTCTGTAGGTTCACTTGAAAGAATGTATGAGCATATAACTTCAACGGCAACCTCTGTGAGTGTCAAAAGAAATTACGAGGATAAAGATACTCTTTTTGTCGATTACGCTATTGTTGACAATGATTTTCTTTTCATTTGTAGTCAGGACTTCTTTATACCTGAAATCAAATCAAATTTAGCGAGGTATTGGAAAGAGATTGAGTTTAAGGACACGCTGACTATCTCACCTGAATTTGAAGTAGTTAATACCGACAGTAATAGAAGGAAAGGACCTAATTTTGCTAATCAGTTAGGATTTAAGGTAAAATTTGCTAATGTTATTACGGACCCTGAATTTTGGCTTCAACTATATCCTAATCTTGGGGGTAATACAAACGCTGCTCCTCCTGGGATTGACGAACATGAGGGATTTAACGCTGATACGTTCTTTGGCGAGGAAATGATAGGTAGACAAATGTATATGAGAGGACGTGAAGATAGTCTGAATAAGCAATTTCAAGCTTATTTTTATAATGCGACTCCTGCTACTTTCGGGGATTTGGCAATGGGAACCGATCAAAGGATGATGGAGACTGAATTTGACTGTACCACCGACCTTTTAATGGAAAGTGTAGGTACCATAAGACAGTTGGCACAATGTTAAAATAGCTATTCATAGCATAAACAACAAAATTATTTTAGCCTGTGGAATAGCACAGGCTACTCCTTTTATTTAAATTTTAAAAACCTTTGTGGTGTGGACTGCAAGGGTTTTTTTTTGAGATTTTTATGGACTATTTAGAAAAATATTTTTATGATCGACCAGTAAAAATTAATAATTATGCTATTAGGAAACTTAATATCATTAAGGAAATTAAGATATTAAATTTATGGAATACTTTAGAGAAGGCAATTATAGACGATGTTAGTGGTATTAAATCTATTAGGATATTAAATACGATTTGTAAAATGGCTATTAAAACCAAGGTGGAATTGAAACCCGATAATATTAAAAAATTATATATGTATCTTAAAACCAATGTGATAGACCATATTGGATTTGTTTTAAAAGATAAAAATGTCGAAAGCTATTTTAATTCAATATCACAAAATGAATATACTGAAAACCTGGCGGAAAGAGAATTTAATAAACTACTTGGTTATATCGATTATATAGGTTTTTGTAGTGAAACCTATGGTGTCGAAGGACTTAAATATTTTAATATTAATCAATTACATATTTTAAAACGGTACCATAGAATTAAAACGATCAGGGAGAGGATTTCTTTATTTTACGATAACTTGTCAGCAACACACCCAAGTCAAGGTAGTGTCGAAAGGTATATCAATAATTTGGAAAGTGATCTAAAAATAAGGACTGGTACTGGTTTTAATGATAATATAGCCGAAATAATGAGAATCAAAGAGGAGAAAAGAAAAAACAACCCTATTTTAAAGTTAAGCGAGGAAGAGTTTGTAAAATTACAAGACAAAGAGTTTCAGGAGTTTTTAAATGGATCAAATAATTAATATTAATATCCTAACTACTTCATTCATAAATACTTTGAAACTATATGAAGACGGCAAAGTCTCTATGAGTGAACATTTGGCTATGGTAATGAAATTGAAAAAAGAATACAGTGTTATATTTGAGAATATCCACAATTTGAGAGACCAAGTAGATGGTAACTTCTTTAAACAGTTGTACTACCTTATAATCCAAGTAGACAACTATGTTAAAACCTTATTCAATTTAGGAAATACAGAAGATATCTTTGTAAAATTATTAGACCTAAGGGAGGCAGAGAATGGCGGCTAATGTGGTTTTAGGTTCGGCAAGCATTGAATTAAAGGCTGATTCACAACAACTTATAAAAGATTTACAAACCCTCGACAAGTTAATTAAGAATGGGATTATTAAATCCGAAGAGGGTTTCAAACAAGCCATCGATCAAACTATAGGCTCACTCGGTAATCAGACGGGAGCTGTAAAAAAAGTCAGTGAGGAAGCAGGTAAAATCCCCGATAGCATAAGGAAAGGGTCACGTGAAATAAATCAAATCCTTGACACTACGCTTAAACAAACCATAAAAGAATTAAAACAAGCTCGCCTCGAAATTGAAAAGTCAACACAACCCGACAAGATAGGCAAACTTGCTAAAATCGATACTTCATTAAAAGGCATGCAACAAGCCACACAGCCTCGTGTCAGAGAAGGGTTTTGGGGTCAAAAGGTTAAATTATTCGATGAAGGTGCGGTCAAGAGTGAAATTGCAAACGCTCAGAGTCTTATGAAGACTATTAAACCACCTGACAAAACAGCGTGGAGTGGATTTATAAACGGAACTAAGGAAGGCAATTCAGCAGTTGGGATGTTAAGTGGGAATTTAGGAAAGCTGGGGTTAGTAGGCGGAGCGGTGGCTGGTATAACATTATTAGTTAATGAATTATCGAAAGCTAATGAGGTTGCTAAACAAGCTGCCACACGTATAAGTGAAATATCGACATTACTTTCTGCACCACAACGGGTAGAATTGCTGGAGGGGATAAAAGCCGATATAGGACGGATAAGTACAGAGACAGGTAAATCATTTACCGATGTATCGAAGGCAACTTACGAAGCCATTAGCAGTGGTATATCGGCAGCAGATGCGTCAGGGGTAGTTGAGAAGGCAAGCAAAGCGGCTGTCGGGGGTCTTGCCGAAACTAAAGATGTGGTCGATGTTTTAACAAGTACAATCAATGGATTGGGTCTCTCAGCGGGCGATACCGATAATATTCTTAATAATTTGTTTAACATAGTCAAGGCAGGTAAAGCTACAATGCCTGATTTGACTGCATCATTTGGTCAAATTATACCTTCTGCACGAACTTCTGGATTATCGCTCGAGCAATTATCTGCTTCTATTACACAACTTACATTAAAAGGGCAACCTGCATCCCGTGCAGTAACTAATCTAAGTTCATTATTACAGGAATTAAGCCGTCCTGAGACAGTTGACAAATTAAAGGCAATAGGGGTACAGGGTATAGACTTTGTTACTGGTAAAATTAAGGATTGGCAAGGGTTTCTACAATCATTAGCTACTAAACAACTCACTCCTAAACAATTTGGGGAATTGATAGGTAGCCAAGAGGCAAGTAGGGCTATTCAAAGTTTAATTACTACAAATAAAGCAGGTGTCATTGAATTAAAAGATTTATTTAAAGATAATTTTACACCAGATGCCCTCGCAGGTGGGTATCAGCAAGCTCACGATATTATGATTCAATCTTCGGAAAATCTTGCTAAAAAAAGCGAAGCTGCAATCTCTAATTTACAAAGGGTAATAGGTGAAACTACCCTACCGATGACCAATACGTGGAACCAATTTACTGCAAATCTTGCTGAAAAACTATCCTTTGCCTTTGCATCATTTGAAGAGCGGTCTGAATTGAGTTATCGATTAGGTGAAAGTTTTCAATCTTTAGCTGATAATAGTTTTAAAGTAGGGTCTGCCGTTGTTAATCAAGTGGCAGAGTTAAATAAATTACAAGAAGCTTATAATACTGTCCAACAGCGACAACAACAAGGCTTAGCAACTGAAAGTCAAGTTATAGAAGCCAAAACACAACTTGACAATCAAACAAAGTTGGTCAATCAATCAATGGAAGAGCTTAAAACAAAGGCTCCTGAGATATCAATAGCCTTTGAAGGAATGGGGTTAAATGCAGTTGCCCTACGTGAAAAGCTTACTGGTGTTAAGGATGGGTTCGATGAGATAGCTAAATTACAATTTGAAAAAGCGGGTCTTGAATCAATGCAAGCCTTGGAAGGGAATGTTATAAAACTTGCTGAATCTATGCGAAAAGCAGAGAATGCCAGGGCTGCATTAAAAGAAGCAATGGAGAAACCAGTAGGAGAGGTTGGTGCGGCTGAATTAATCGGTTTGAAATTGGATGTAAGTAAAACAACTATTGATGTTAAAGGACTGCAATCTAAAATCAATAAGGAAATGAAAGATGCAATTCAGAAAGGAGGGTTGACTAAAGAGGAAATACAACCAATGCTTGACCAAGCCTTTGCAGGAGTAACAGCTCCAAGTGGTATTAATAAAGTAATGAGTGGGCTATTAGGGCTTGCAGTTCCATTTCCACCTGCAATTATTGCAGGTACGATAGCTTCAGCCACTGGTATATTAGATGTATCGACTCAAACGAGCGACCAGATGACTAATATAGCAGGTAAACTTGGTACAGATATTCAAGGCAATTTAGATAAAAATTATGATAGCTATATTAAAATCAATGCAGAAAAGAATTTAGAAACACAAACAAATCAATTATTAATTCAGAATGGTATTGATATAAACCTAAATGATGAAAAGCAGGTACAGGCTAATACTGATAAACTCAATGCGTTAATTTTACAAAATGATCAAGCAATTCAAGGACACGAAACTACAATAGCCACTATCAATACTGAAATTGAAAAATTAAACGTAATGATTCAACAAGCAGCTGTAGCTGGTCAAATTAATGCGAGTATGGGATTGCAATCGGTAGCATCGGCGGGTAATTTAATAAAACAAAAAGCAGAGTTGGAACAGTTAAAGGCAATTAATGGACAGATTAAAGGATCTGTCGGCAAACAAAA